TCTACTGGTTGCTCTAGGCATCTATGGATTTTGTTTAGTCTTGTTTCAAACTCTTCAAGAAGAGCTTCCCAGTTTTCCTTGGTGTTTACTACTAGCTTCAAGCTCATTACTGTGCTCCACCGCCAGTATTACCTGAGAAGCCCTGTTCTCCTGGCTGAGGGGCTGTACCCATTCCAATGGTACCCCCTCCCCCTCCAGAGGTATCCTGAACTCCTTGAGGCGCAGGGCCAGCCTGTGGTGTTGCTACCCCTTGCTGTGGTCCCGCACCTGGAGGTGCTGGTGGTTGCATCTGTCTTAGTAGCTCAGCTTGTAGCTGTGCGTCATTCATTGAGTTGACTACCTTATCAGGGTCTAGGTCCATAGACTTAGCAATCTCTCTAATGACATAATCCATCTTAGCGAATGGAGCTAGAACTGGGCTCTGTACGATCTGTAAGAACTGCATCAAGCGTTGACTGCGTACTTCGTTAGCCATTAGGCTTTCAGTACCTTGAGCCTTAACTTCTAAGTCACCCTTAATCTCTGGGTCGAAGTCAAACTGCATGTTAAAGTTAAAGAATGCTTTACCTAGTGGACCAAGCAAGTAGTCATCTACGTTCTTAACTACGTTTCTGATACTACCATTAGCAGCAGACATAAGCATACTAATACCAGAAGCGGTACGACCCACCCCAGAAACACCTGTTTGTCCATGAGCGAACGAAGGAAAGCCAGTAGATTCATCAGCTAGTACCCTTGCTTTGTCGAACAGTTGCATGTTCTCGTTAGATACGTTGGGGAACTTAGTACCAAAAATAGCCTGTCCCATTGCCCCACCCTGTCGTCTAAAGACCTTGCCTGGGTACACAGATAGGTCTTGGCCTGGGACTAGGTTAGTCTCATCTACCTCAATTAGTAGGTTACCTGACAGTGCAGCATTGTCTACAGCCATACGCATGAAACCATTCATCAAAGTCTGCGTGTCGTCCATATTCTCAGCAATACCTACACCAAACATGCTGTAAGGATTTACCTCGTATGGCACTGAGTAGTAAGGAAGGTAGGAAGGTGTGAATGGGTTAAGAACTAGACGTAGAACCTGACCGTTACAAACCCACACGTTGACTGACACTTGGTCAAAGTCTTTCATGTCCTTTGGGATTTCAACGTTTTGTTCTTCTAGTAGATCAATGTCTACATTGCCCCAGAACTCTAAGACTTCAAACCTTTCAGTATTAACCTCTTGTCTATCGTCTTCCATGATTTGTTCCCACCACTCTTTGTTGTAGGACTCACCATAGTTGATTGCTAGGTCAATAGCATTTGATCTAAAGAATGGTCTATTCTTAAGTGAACGAAGCTGTGAGCGAGACATCTTGTGTCTCTCAACTACATACTCAGCCTCTTCCATGTTAGATGCATCAGGATCAGGGTAGAAGTTCCACACAGAAACAGACGAGCACTTAGGCACTGTCTTAATTATTGGTGTGTACTCTCCATCTTCTGACCAGTTAGGGTACTCTTTGTCTACTGCAAACGGACCCTTCATAACGCCTGTACCTAGTAAAGCACATTCAAAAGCTGCTGTGCGTAGCTCTTTTCTAGCGTTAGATTCTTCTAGTTGGTCATGGATTTTCTTTTCCATTTTCTTAGCTGCTACCATAGCAGGATGGAAAGTAATCTGCGAAGGTGTTGCACCCTCTTCTTCTACGAGCTTATCCTCAACAGGTAGAAGCTTGTCCTTCAAACCTGCTAGACGCTCTCTAAGCTGGGGCATTGTTTCCCCAGGAAGAAGACTCATGACATTATCTGGTTCTTCCTGAGGCTCAGAAGCCTGTGGAGGTTTAGGTTGTGCATCAAAGTGAACAGCTTCTGCAACGCCCTCAGGAAGAATCGTAGGGTCAATCGAGATAGGGAACTTGTTAGCTCCAAACAGTACCTCAACAATTTGACCGTAAGCGGCTAATACTTTTGTTTTAGTGACTTTAACAAAGACCTTAGACTTCTCAGTGTTCGTGAATTGAACCTCTGGACCATAGATGCCTCTGTAGTTTCTGTAAGCTGCAATCCAACGTTGTTCCTCAGCTAGTCGAGACTTCTCTGCTCTACTAAACCTTTGCTCAACGTAGTTGACGATAGAGCCTACAGTCTTATCTGTTGTCTCATTCTCTTCGATATCTTCAGCGAAAGATACCTCAGGGTCTTCCATAGAGACTTCATCAGCTAGGAAATCATCTTCTTCCATAATAGTTCCTTTTAGTATCCAAAGCTTGGGTCAGATGCTTGAAAGCCGCTTCTTTGGGTGTCTGGTCCATAGTCAAATAAGTTAGTGCGGGGTCTTGTCATGATACCATAGCGTAAAGCATCGTAGATGTGATCTTCAGCTTTGGTGTCTACATCCTCAGGGTTATTCTTATCTAAGGGGATTGAGGGTAGCTGAGCTATAGTATTTGTGCAGCTACTAAATATTACCATTCTTGGCTGCTCAGTAAACTCATCTATCTGCAATCTTCTATGTAATTCGTTTTTACCAGCTACACGAGAGCCTTTTGATCTATCTGCTGGTCGCCATCTGCAACCTTTTACGATCATCTGTTCAGCAAGACTAGGGCCAGTATCACCACGCTTATGCCACAAAGAAGAGTCAAGAACTCCATATCGAATCTTTTCGTCTTCCTCAAGCTCTAATACCATGTCAGCTAGGTCTGTTGCAAGGACTTTACTGACGTACAATTCTCTATATACGATAAGTTGCCCATCAGGCGCAACGGCAAACCAAACGACAGCACTGTAAGAACCATAACCGTAATCAGCTGCTCTAAATCTAGGCCAAGAATGAGGAATGTCATAAGGCTCTACCACATGAATTTTACGGCTAAACTCAGGGAAGGCTGCCCCCTCATTAATGTCCCAATCGCCTTCGAGTAACTGTCTTCTTTGATGTTCAGGCAAAGACAGTAGGTTGGCTTCATACATCCCATCGTCAGACAGGTAAGGGTTATCAAACAGAGTTGCAGGGATAAACTTCCTTTTGAATAGGGGTTCACCCTCTTTACTGTGTCCTTTAGGCCAGCAGATGGTTTCTCCATCTTCATCTGTTGCCCAAAACGCTGACCCTGGGAGGCTAGGATCAATAAATGTTTTCTTAACCCAGAAGTGTCCTGGTCCCCCAGGGTTGCTTGTGGCTCGCATGTACAGAGGTAAGCCACTTGCTTTTGTAGAACGCAACCTTGATCTCATGTAGTTCCATGCGTAAGGGGTATTCCATTGGGTGAGTTCGTCAAAGCCAATCCAGTTAAATGCTTGACCTTGGTATCTCATAACGTCATCATCTCTGTCGAGGTATGACATCCACAATGTTGCCCCACTTGGAGCTACCCAAGTCTTATCCCTTTCCATAAACTTAATTCCTGGGATTGCTCTTGGGTAAAGTTGCTTAGAAACTGAGATAAGCTCTCTAAGTTCTTCTGTTGATCTACGGACTAGAAGCATTCTAGCCTGTGGGTTATTCAAGTACCTGACTGGGTCAGCAATCATCGCATATGATTTGCCACCCCCAGCTGCGCCTCCGTATAGAACTTCTTGTTCTGTTGCAGCTAGGAACTTTGTTTGAGGCCCAGGGTTAGGTTCAAAGATGACATCTTGGGCTTTCTCAATGTCTATCTCTGGCGGTTTAGCTTCCGCTGGTTTCTTCGTCGTTGACCCAGGGGTTGATGTCGTCCCAGTCATCTCCACTGTGGAGGTTTCTAGTTCCTCGACCACCAATACGTTGCTTTTCGATCTTCTCCGCTTTCCTTGCCGCTTCTTGATACTTTTTGGCATACTGGCGGTAGTTCGACGCTGCCCGTCTTCTTTTTTCTTCGAGTCTGACACGTTTGTCTAATCCTACATGTGAGATATATCTACCTGATTGATCAGAGAGCCACTTAGCTACTTGTCTTAAGCTGTACTCTTGTAGAAATAACTTCGCTTTTTCTAAAAGTTCTAATTCTTCTGGAATAGGAATTAATAAGTCAGGGTCTTCTTCGTCTTGTTTGTACCCAAATGGTACGTGCCTACCTACTCTAATAACTGGATACCACTCTCCTTTTTCACCTTGAAGGGGTACTGTCCAGTCAACTTTGGTAGGGTAATCTGCTTTGGATGCTCTCTTAGTCATCTTGCTCTTTTGATGGTAGAATAAACAATGGGTCTGCTGACCTCACTTCTACCTTGTCTGTTTTAACAAGTCCAGCCCTATCAAGAATGTCTTTAGCTGCCATCATCTTTTCTTTCACACCTAAATCTGTTGGATCAGACATAACGCTGAACATTGTGTAAGCTGCTTTAGTTGATGATTGCGCAATAAACTTTTTAGTTGCTTCAAATATTTCATCTTGAAGAGGGGTTACAACTTTGCTTGTAGATACACCTTCAGCGTACCCTGCAAGCCTCTTAGCCTTAACAGGGTCGCCTTTGGCTTCATCAAACAGAACCTCTAAGAACTTCTGCTGTTTTTCAGTAAGTTGTTTTGCCATTATAAACTACATCTCTGATCTGACCACGACCAATACCTAGATCGCTAAGTTCTCTATTTGAGAGCCTTGATAGCTGCATCATTGCGATACGTCTGTTGGTTTCTTCTTGTCTTGCTTTGATTAATCTTGTTAGAAATCTTTTAAACATTTTACTACTCCTATAGTGTTAGCCCTAACTGGGCAGGAGTAGTTGTACACACATAGTTATAACAAACTATTGCTAATTTTGCAACCCCGTTATGCTGCGGGATCAAATACTTCAGTAACTGTTAAAATTGTATCTACGTGAGCAGCTGTGTCAGGGGTAATCTGAAGTTTATCCCCAGGTCTTAAAATAAGCTGAATATCTGCGAAAGTAATAAACTCATTAGCCCCTAAATTTTTACCTTCAAGATAGTGAGAAGTATACCCACTTGTTGTCCACGTACTATAGTTAGGGCTTGTTTTGTCTGCAAAGCTATAAGGTACATTGTCTGGATGAATAAACCATTCAATAGTAATGTTAGTGTTGCCTGTCGTATTATGTATATGAAGGTACGTTAGTTCTGCTACTACACTCTCAGGGCAGACATACACAACTTCTGTAGACGTGCCTGTATTGTGCCCAAAGAATGAACGTTTACGTCCTGGTCTGCCCTGATGAAATACAGTCATTACTTCTTAAGAACCTTCTTAACAGTTTTAACTACCCAAGCTTCATTAACTTCTGTAGTTGGATCATCAGCTATGAAGTGTCCGTTCTCATCAGTAGCACGTTCCATAACTAGTTCTTCAACTACTTCCTCTTTCTTCTTTGGTTTAGGTTTAGCCTTTGGCTTCTCCTGCTCCTCGATGAAAGCTAAGACTTTAGGGTTCTTGGTGCGCCACTCTCCACGGATTTTCTTAGCTAGAACATCCCCTCTGTGGCCTACTACTTTATCACCCTCTAACTTCATTTAAACAACCCTTTTTTACGCAGGTCAGTTACTGAGCCGCCTTTAGAATAGCCTGATTTTTTCTTAGCCATACCGCCCTTATTCATTTTACGAGGATCACCTTTAGCTCTACCAGAAATACCACCAGTGGCTTGCCAGTTGCCTAACCATCTTTGTAGGTTATCTACTAAAGTTGTAGGATCGTCTTTTCTTTCGTTCTTAAGATCTTCAACAATCTTTTTAACTCTAGTAACTCTCTCTCCACCTTTCTCAGCTGCATTGATAGCTTTTTCTGCTCTAGCTACAATTTTCTTTATTGATGGATCATTAGATGGAAGTGCAGAAACTGTAATTTCAGACTTTGACTCAGGACGCATCTTTGGTCTTGGAGAAGAGGTAAGTCCAGTTTCAGGACGCATCTTTGGTTTTGTAGAAGAGGTAAGTCCAGTTTTAGCAGGTTTTTTAGACCCTGACTCTTCTTTATAGTTCGTACTATAACTTTTACCTTTCCAAGTAAAAGTCTTACCTGAACCTTCAGCTTTACGTGCAGCTGCAAAAGCTTTACTAAAACTCATATTATCGTATTTACCAGCCAT